GCGATTGTTACTGCTGGAGTTACTACAGGTTAATTAAAATGTCTGAAATAAAAGTCAGAGTCGGTTCAAGAAATGCGAATAAAGTTATATCCTCTCTATCTGGTAGTGGAGGAACTTTAGGTGGATTATCAGACGTAGATATATCTGGTGGTCTATCAGATGGAATGGTTTTAGTTTTTAACGCATCGACAAGTAAATTTGAAGCAACTTTAGAATTGACACCAGGAGCAACACAAAATTTAAACATTAATGGGGGAAGTTTTTAAATGGCCAGCATAATACGAGTAAAAAGATCGACTGGCACCTCTGCTCCGTCAACCATAAACTATGGTGAACTCGCTGTTACGATTGCGAATGGAAATCAAGGGACATTAGGTGGAAGACTGTTCGTCGGAGATAATACAAATCCAGATCCAAATCCAATAGTCATTGGTGGTAAATATTACACTGATATGATGGGTAATGGGCCAGGTGAGGTTAAGGGAAAAGGAAATATTCACGGTGCTTCAGCAGCAAACGGTTTTATACCAATTTTAAATTCAGATGTGGCTGCTAGACATCCAGGTGGAGGTTCTTCAGGATTTGGGCCAGCATATGCAGCACAAGCTTTACCAACAGTAGATAGTTGGACTGTAGACAATCTTACATTTGATGGTAGTACAATATACTCAAATGATAGTAACGGACATATAAAATTTGTAACTAATGGCACTGGACAAGTAATCATTAATGATGATACCAAGTTATCATTTGGTCAAAACTCAGATTCAAGTATCGAATATGATGAAGATGGAACAGATAAAATTCAAGTTACTGGTGCACCTTGGGTATATAATGGAGTTACTCTTGAGATAGTTAATCCTGGTGTCGGTGATGGTTTAGTTGTTGATAATATTGGAATTTCATCTAATGTAATTAGAAGCAGGCCTGGTGGTGGAAATACTTTATTCATCGACCCATACCCAGATGGTTTGGACAGTGATGGTATGGTCATCATCAAAGGTAGTTTACAGGTTGATGGAACTACAACCACTGTTAACTCTACAAATACATCATTAAATGATCCAATAATGAATATTGGTGATGTAACAAGTAAGAGAACTGTTTTAGCAATAGTTGGATCTGGAACCTCTGCAATTCAACTTGACTCAATTGCAGGTATTAATACTGGTGATACTATAAGTGGTAGTGCTTCTTTACCAGGTGCTGGTACAACAACGATTCATTCATTTGTTGAGTCTGCGGGCATTTCAACCGTATTCATCGATGGTCAAACCACAGCTGGAATATCAACAACAACTCAATTAACAATTACTCACGGATTTGATACTAACACTGATCGTGGTATCACTTTTAATTATAATACAAGCACTGGAGTGGGTAACAACAAGACTGGATTCTTCGGATTTAATGACAGCACAGGTGAAAATAGTAATGCACCCGAAAGATCATTTACATACATTCCTGATGCTACAAATACTGGTAATGTTATTAGTGGTACAAAAGGTTTCCTAGATATAAAAGGAATATATTTTCAAAGTGGAGATTATTCAACAGCTGGTAACGGAATCATTTATTTCGATACTACTGGTAAGATGGTTGGTGCAGCTGGTACTACTGCTGGTATAACTACCTCAAACTTTATACTCACAACGGATGCCAGTGGCATACCGAAGTGGACAACAACGATTGATGGAGGTCAATTCTGATACTATGAACAGTGAAGTTGATGTGAATATTTTGATTAATCATTACCATAAGAAATTATCAACATTAGTTAATCAAAATATATTATTAGAGGCAAAAATGGAATCCATGACAAAAGATTACATGGATTTAAAGCAAAAATTTGATGAATTACAAAGTCCTAAAAGGGGAATTAAAAAATGAGTAAGCCATCCACTAGACAGGAACTAATTGATTACTGCCTAAGAAGACTAGGTTATCCTGTGCTGGAAGTTAATGTGGATGAAGATCAAATTGAAGACTTAATAGATGATGCACTTCAGTATTTTCAAGAACGTCATTTTGACGGTGTTGAGAGAATGCTTCTAAAACATAAAATTACAAAAGAAAATAGAGAAACATTAAGAACTGGAATTACTACTACCACTGCAACTTCTACAGTTGGTATAACTACAAGTACTTTTGAAGAAGATCAAAACTTCATACAATTACCAGATCATGTAATAGGTGTAGAAAGAGTTTTGAAGATGGATAATAGTACAATATCCAGTGGCTTGTTTAATCTTAAATATCAAATATTTTTAAATGATCTTTACTATTATGGTGCACTTGATTTATTAAACTATACGATGACAAAGACTTATCTTGAAGATTTAAGTCGAATTATCACACCAGATACCCAAATAAGATTTAATAAAAAAAGAGGAAGATTATATTTAGATATAGATTTTGAACAAATGTCTGATGATAAATTTATCATTATTGATGGTTATCGTCTTTTAGATCCATCAGATGCAAGTAAAGTTTATAATGATTTTTGGTTGAAAAAATATGCAACATCACTAATTAAGAAGCAATGGGGAATGAACTTAATTAAATTCCAAGGAGTAATGTTACCTGGTGGAGTTCAGTTAAATGGAAGGCAGATATATGAAGACGCAATTCGAGAACTAGAAGAATTAGAAAACACACTCAAGACGGAATACGAATTACCACCACTTGATTTTATAGGATGATGCCATGCCACTTTCTCCGTATTTTTTACAAGGGTCTTCAAGTGAACAGAGATTAGTTCAAGATCTTATTAATGAACAGTTAAAAATTTATGGGCAAGACATAGTTTATCTTCCTCGTAAAATTATAAACAAAAAAACAATTATGAAAGAGGTTGTAGCCTCTACATTTGATGATGCTTATCGTATGGAAGCATATCTATTAAATTATCAGGGATTTGAAGGAAACGGAGATATTTTACAAAAATTTGGAGTGCAAACTACGGATGCAGTCACGTTTGTAGTATCAAAAGAAAGGTATGAAGATTTTATTAGCCCATTTTTAAACGCAGATAGTAATATAGAATTAGCATCAAGACCAGAGGAAGGAGATTTAATTTATTTCCCTCTCGATAATACAATGTTTGAAATCAAATATGTGGAGGGTAAAAAACCATTTTATCAGTTAAACAATCTTTATGTTTATACTCTCAGTTGTGAGGTAATGGATTATGCTCTTGATGAAAATATTGATGTTGGAATTGAAGAAGTAGATAAGGCAGCTGTTGAATTTGGATTTACTACAAGATTAAGTATGGTGAGTATTGCTGCTTCTACTGCAACTGCAACAGTTCAATTATCTAAAAATGCAGGTAATATTAATGTTGGTAAGGCAGTTACTAAAATTGACTTAATTAATGATGGAACTGGATATACACTTCCACCACTAATCGGTATATCTTCAGCACCAAGTGCAGGATTCAACGCAACTGCTGTTGCGATTATGACAAGTCGAAGTGGGCAAACTGGCCAATCAATAGACCACATTGAAATAACTAATCCTGGTTTTGGATATACAATTACTCCAACAGTAACGATTCGAAGTCAAAATGTATTTGGAACTGGTGCTGCTGCAACTGCAATCATAGCAGAGGGAACACTCTCAACACCAACCATTACCAATCCTGGTGCGAGTTATGCTATTGTTCCGAACGTTACAATAAATCCTGTTGGATTAGATACGAATATTGGTATTGGATCAACTGCACAGGCAGTTGCGATTGTTAATACTCTTGGTCAAGTCGCTTCAATTAGATATACATTTGCTGGTGTTGGGTATACTGCAACTCCAACTTTAACAATTGACCCACCAGCAAGAGCTGGATTAGCAACTGGAAATTATGTGTTTAAAGAAATTGTTAGAGGAGTATCAACAGGAACAACAGCATTTGTTGCTGATTGGGATAGTGATGATAGAATACTCAAAGTCACAAATGTTGCTGGAAGTGGATTTGCAGTTGGTGAATCAGTTGTTGGTATTGGAACTACCTTATTGGGTTCAGATTCTGAGTATGTTGTGAGAGATACATCCGATCAAGATGAGTATGATACATACAATGAAAATATACTGGTTGAGTCCGAAGCAGACTCAATTATTGACTTTACTGAAGACAATCCGTTTGGTGATTTCTAAATAGTTTGGATAAGTCCTGTTTAAGTTATGTTAGGAACCTATTATTACCATGAAATTATCAGAAGGACTATTATAGCCTTTGGTACTCTTTTCAATACAATTGACATCAAACATCAGACTGCTGCAGGTGCAGCATTTTCAACTGTAAGAGTTCCGATTGCTTATGGCCCAACAGAAAAGTTTTTAGCAAGACTAGAACAGAAACCAGATTTAAGAAAGAGAGTTGCTATAACCTTACCTCGTTTAGCATTTGAAATGGATGGTATATCGTATGATCCTGCAAGAAAAGTTTCGACAATGCAAACTTTTAAAGCATTTACAAAAGATGGATCAAAGAGTGCAAGAAAAGTATTCATGCCAGTTCCATATAATTTAAGTTTTAAGTTATATGCAATGACTCAGTATAATGAAGATTCTTTACAAATTATTGAACAAATATTACCCTTCTTTCAACCATCTTTCAATTTAACTGTTGATTTGGTGAAAGCAATAGGTGAAAAAAGAGATATACCAATGATATTGGAAAGTGTTACCTTTGATGATAATTATGATAGTGGTTATGATCAAAAAAGAGTTATAACTCACACTTTAACATTTACAGCAAAAACTTACTTATTTGGCCCAGTTTCAGATTCTGGTTCAGGTCTCATCAAGAAAGTTCAAGTTGATTATAATACTGATTCAAACACTCGAACTGCAACAAGATCTAAGAGATATGTTGCTACACCTAGAGCACTCAAGGATTACAACGATGATGGAGTTACAAGACTTGCAGAGGATATAACAAAGACTCAGATTAAATTCTTAGTTCAGAATACATCAAGTTTAGTTGTGGATACTTATATTGCAATTGGTAATGAATTGATGTTTATTAAAGAAATTGATGGAAATAATATTACAGTAAAGCGTGGTGAAGATGGAACAACTATAGATACTCATATAAACGGTGATGTAATTGACGCAGTTAATGCTCAAGATGATGCACTTGTTGAAGTTGGTGATGACTTTGGATTTAGTGAACAAAGGTTTGATTTACCAGACTTTAGAACATATAGTCCTACAAAAGGAGTTGATGTATGAGTAAGTTCGATGAAATAGATGAGTTTTTGGATATAGAAGCAGTTGATGATTCAAAAAATAATCAAATTGAAGAAGTAAATAAAAAAGATGATCCAACTCTTGATTATGAATACTCAAGAGGTAACTTATATTCTTTAATTGAAAAAGGACAAGAAGCACTTAATGGTATTCTTGAGGTGGCACAGGGAAGTGACCATCCCAGAGCATATGAAGTAGCTGGACAATTAATTAAAAGTGTTGGAGATACGACTGATAAATTAATTGATCTTCAATCTAAAATGAAAGAATTAAATAAAGAAGAAACAGATTCACCAAAAACAGTCAATAATGCATTATTTGTAGGATCTACTTCTGAACTTTCAAAGTTATTGAAAAACGGAGTTCTAAATAATAAGGTAGAAAAGGCAGAAGAATGAAATCATTCAAAGAATTTATACAAGAAAGTAGTTTAACTAGACTAAAAAGTAAGTCTGATAAAGGTGGCATGGCTGTTCTTTCTGGAAGTCGTGCTGATAAGTCTGCAAAAGAAAATCGTGCAAGAGCAAAGCAATTAGATAAAGATATTCGTGGTAAAGGTTTGCCAGGTGCAACTAAAGTGACTGGTAGATATGATGAAAAAGATAAGAAAACTGGTGAGGTTACTAAAGTTAAGGAAAGAAGTCACGTTGTAACTTCTGGTAAGATGGGTAAGAGAAAATTTAAAAAAGCAGTCAAAGCACTTGGTAAAAAGTATGATCAAGATGCAGTTATCACACAAACAAAAGGTGGTGGAGGTGCTACACTTAAAAGAACTCGTAAGGGTGCATTACCAAAAAGAAATATTAAAATTGGAAAAATGAGACCAGGC